CCCCGCACCCCTCAATAGCCCCCTACGGGGGCTATAAGGTTGATGTCGCTGCGCGACATCTTACCCTCCTCTTCTTTTCTTTATTTTTAACAAGCTTATTATGAAAGCGCGTTAACAGCCATTTGAGTTGCAATTATTAATAAAAATAATGACGCTAATATTTCCAGTAACCCACCGTTTTATACTATCTTGAACCAAGCATATAATAATAGTTATAATAGTTAATGTATTGATGGACTATCGACTGAACCTACAGTTTCCTGTTAAAGGAGGGTTCGTAAGGGAACCTTGGTTCCCTTACCGTGCATACATCATACCACAATTTCCGCCGATAAAGGATAATATATTATACCTTTCTTCGAACAGTGTCATATTATAGTTATACTCGTATAATTGCCAGTTTGATTTACGGACACCTAAAGGTGTTCCCGCCTGGTCACAAATAACATCAAAACTCGAGTTTATTTGGTCTACCGGAGGTACATACGTAGTTATTTCAAGCTCAATATTTTTAAACTTACTCAAATTAATTGCACCCGATGGTTGATATTCCCATGGACTCGTATTCAGACAAAAATTATAACAATATAGTCCATTAACCGCAAATCCACGCGTTCGCGTATATTTCTCAACATAATTGAACACACCACTCGGTAGTGTGTTTTCGCGATATTCTCCATCTAATAAAATGCCCATCGCCACTAAGATATCGCGCTGATTTTCCACATGATAATCACCTGTTGAAACTAGACCAGTGTTTCGCCCATCTTTCGGGTCGACAGCTGGACCATAGGAAAGGTCGTATAATTTGCTATAATTTTTTATAACGGCATCTTCGGAACCATTCAATGTTCTAAGGTCTATCGGTATGGTACGATATGGCCAGTTCGTATAATTGCTCCATTCATTCCGCATATTCACATCATTCCTCTGGAAAAACCACATCCAGTTTGCTATCATACCATTCGATGTCAATTTCAACCGTTTGGAACCAGTGACATTTTCGAAATTATATTCAAATACGTCTTTTACTAAATACACCTGGTCTTCCATGGCAAATGTCCGTGTTTCTTCTTTGGATAAAAAACAATATGTTGATAATAGATGGACATCTGCGTTCCATGAAGATATAGTATTTGTATATTTGTCTGTGGTCAGTAGCACGGAAGGCGGAGTCTGTAAGAATCGATATAATTGAAACCGGGATTGGTTAAAATCGGGCTGCATATATGGGTATTTATTTTCAGAATCAAAAACATCGCGGACCTGAAATAGTTCTTGTATAGGGCGTAACGTAACCGTTATTATCAATTCATTATATTGAAGTGAAATGAGAGGAAATGCACACTGACTCGTCATTGTAAACCATGTATTTATCGGAATATATAATTCGCGCCCTCGGATAGATGGTTCTGCATTCGGCCCGTTTCCTGAATAAAACGCAGAAGGATATATATTCGCGCGTGCATATATATTTGCCGGGTCATTGAGTTCAGGAACATTGCCACTCATATTATAAAACAAATCCTTTTTCTCCGCCGGAAAATCTCGTTCTACCATGGCCGCCAAATACTCACCACTATACCGGTGAATTGTTAATGAACCACATGTAATCGATATCTCTTTAATAATATGTGTTCCTATGTCTTTTATCCATCTGAAATCATACGGCACCCAACGATTATCAGTATCTGCGCATGGATGATAAATAGGACTCCATATATCAGGAAGCGTTAATACCAAATACGTATCCATTAAAAGTTCCGCATAACGCGGTATCTTAAAGGTAAATACGGATGGTTCGGTCAAACGCAAGTCCCGTTGTCCATCATAATCAATTCGGAACTTTTGAAGACCGAAATTGGTATATTTGCTATAAGTCACCTTGAAAAATGTTTTACTCGGATTTCCAGTAAGAATAACATTGTTATTACCTAATGCAACAAGGTTTAGTAATCCGCCGGAAGGCATGTTTATTCTATATTATAGTATACTACAACATTATCGTTATATTTGTTTGTCCACATAAATATATAGAACTTTATACAACCAAACAACATTTTATAACTATGAAAATCTTCAAAATAATATTGATGGCTTTTATAGTTGTTATTTCCAGTTATATCGTGTCACGCCTCTTATATAAACGGTCCATTATACTAAAACAAGAGGGGTTCTCCGTTTCGTCTGTATTTTCCACTCCGGAAGGTGAGCTCTTAAGTCTTACAAATAAACCCGATTTGACAAATAAGATTCAAAATGCAAACTCAAATATAACAAACATGCCGCTCTGTCAATACTGTATAAAAGGTTCCTATAATAGTGCCATGACCGGAAATAATATGAATGTAGATATGATAAAATATGTAATTAACCGGGGCTGTAGATTTATCGATTTCGAAGTGTATTTAATCGATAATGTTCCCACAGTTGCTTATTCTGTGGACCCACTATATGCTATTATTGAAACCGCCAATAATATTTTGTTAGACACTGTTTTTACTACGGCTATAACAACTGCTTTTTCGGGAAAATGTCCGAATAAGAGCGACCCCCTATTCATTCAACTACGGGTGAAATCAAACGACCCTGCTATTTTCCCGGCGATAGCAATGTCGGTGGATGCCGCACTAGCTACGAGATTATATGATGAGACAATCACACCAAGCACGTTGCTTTCCGATGTAATGGGTAAGGTGGTATTAATTATAGACACAAGTTCGAGTCCTGGTTGGAAAAAATACGATATTTGTAATACAGCCCCCCCTAGTCCGACGGGAACAATTAGCGGAAACGTAAAAGTATCTACGAAATTAAACGCAAACTCGATAGCGAATGCCTACATAAAACAAGCCTCACTCACCACTTCCACTCCTAATTCCGTAGATAATCTTTTAGCCGCGAATAAAGAATCTATTTTGGTCACGCCAAAGCCGTTTTCTCTCTCTGATATGAACGATGTATTGACAAAATACAATCGCCCCACGGTCAACGGTAAAACGTAACTATAAGCAGGGGAAACTATATATTCTCGCTATATTGTAACTATAAATCAATGTCGCTTTTTAACAAAACTTATGTCGGAGAAATATATTTATGTTGTATATTGATTTTTATATCAGCGCTATATGTTTTTAGAATATATTATGAAAAGTCAATTGAGCCACTACAGAGTCAGCAATTGCTCGCCGCGGCATCTACTACCGCCCCTGTAGGAACTGGCACATGTTATCAGTTATCGGATTATATAAATATTGAAAGCGGGTTAAGTGTCATGCCAATCTATTATTATACAGATTTATTGAATCAAATCGAAAATGTGCCTCTTATCCAAAAAGATGGTGTAAGCACCACATTAGCTGCTAGTCAGATATTATTACCAGATGCGAAAAGCGCGGCAAATCCACCGAAAACCGACTTGTATAGTTTCATTAAGAAACACGGATGTCAAGTGATTCCTTACCGGTTTTATTTGAACGACACTGGACTATCAGATTATGAAAGAATGTTTAATGAGAACCATGGTGGCATTGTGCCGGTTTCCATGATGATACGATATACGGGAAAGTAGCGGGTATAAGGGAACCGTCCGTTCTCCGCTACCGCACCCCTTACTTTCTAGCCATATACTATACTACGCACCGTTTAGTCATTCACCTATGTTAAAAAGATATTCACATAAAAATAATTCACATAAACCCAAACAGAAGTTCAGAACAGAATTATGTGACGATTCCCTCTCATTCACCGATTGCGAACTGGCAATACTTCGCCATGCGGTCGATGAAACGGAAAAAATAAAGGGGCGTGAAATCGTGAACAATGCCGAAATCAAACATATGCTTTCTATTATGGAACAATTTCTAATACGAAAAAAACTCATATGCTACGGCGGAACGGCGATTAATAATATATTACCGAAATACGCCCAATTTTATAATCGAGATATAGAAATCCCCGATTATGACTTTTTTTCACCAAACGCATTAGACGATGCAAAAGAACTCGCCGATGAGTTTTATAAAGAAGGGTATTTAGAAGTGGAAGCCAAATCAGGTGTTCATCACGGAACCTATAAGGTTTTCGTCAACTTTATTGGCATTGCGGACATAACCTTTTTACATCCGCGAATCTACGAAAACATCGAAAAGGATGCAATCGATATTGCGGGAATACGATATGCCCCACCCAATTATTTACGCATGAATATGTTTCTCGAGCTTTCTCGACCGGCCGGGGATGTTTCTCGCTGGGAAAAGGTTCTCAAACGTCTCTCTCTCTTGAACAAATATTATCCAATGAATCTTGGTCAAAAATGTGAAACCGTGGATTTCCAACGACAGATGCATGAGAAAGACAGTGATTCTGAAAAATTATATGTTTTAGTGCGAGATTCATTTATTGACCAGGGTGTGATATTTTTCGGTGGTTATGCCGCGGGTCTATATGCGAGATATATGTTACCAAAACAACAGAGAATCGCGAAAACGATTCCGGATTTCGATGTCTTGTCGGAAGAACCTGAAAAATGTGCCATGATTGTAGTGGAACTTTTAAAAGAAGCAGATTTTAAAAAAGTGACCACGGTTTCACATGAAGCTATCGGTGAAATCATTCCGGCGCATGTTGAAATAAAGGTGGGTCGTGATACCATTGCGTTTATATATAAACCCATTGCTTGTCATAATTATAATTCGATTATGATTGCCGATAAACAAATAAATGTCGCGACAATCGATACGATATTGAGTTTTTATTTGGCATTTGTCTATGTAGAATTGCCGTATTATACAAAAGAACGACTGTTATGCATGGCTACGTTTTTATTTGATATCGAGCAACATAATCGGTTAGAGCAAAAGGGTCTATTAAAGCGGTTCAGTGTGGAATGTTATGGAAAACAACCGACGATGGAAGATATACGTGGAGAAAAGGCGAAAAAATATCGGGAATTGTCGAAAAATCGCACAGGCAAAGAGTTTCAAGAATGGTTTTTGAAATATAGTCCAGAAGCCATACATGGAAAGTCGTCTAAATTGGGGCAAAAACACGGAGAATCTGCTATTAAATTGGACTCGAAAGATTGGGCAGATACCGAAATTGAAGAGGAAGAAGACGAGGCCGAAACAGAGAAACAGAAGACTATGTTCTCGAAAACGAGCGCCCGAGAAAAGGCGGAGGTGCCGATTGGACCCGGACCCGGACTCAATGAGCGCGCCCTTTCCGTAAAACCATTCCGTGAAGTTAAAAGACATTGGTATAAAAGGACACAGAAAAAACGTGGTTTTTGGGATAGACGGTCGAGAAGGCGAGGGTATCTCTACTAAGCGGGGAACCGTAGGTTCCCCCGCGCCCCCTCCTCTTCTTTCCTTTTATTTTAACAAGCTTATTATGAAAGCATGTTAAAAGCCAGTATAGTTGTAATTATT